TCCCGCAGTGGATAGCAATTCTCCATTACATATTGTTGATGGACCCTCTGCTCGTCCATACATCTTGCGATGGAGCCGTAATCCAGGATTGACAATTGTATGGAATACGAAGTATCGTGCTCGTGCAGGTCATATTCGCTTGACCGCACAGGAACAGGCTGAAGCGTTATGTCTGATTCCAGAGGTTCCGTTTGCAATTGTAGAACCTATTGTTCGAAAACCAGGTAGTCAAAATAAGGATTGGGGATTTGAACGTTGGGAGAAGGTGGTCAAGGATTTTCCAATTCCTGTGTACCAATTTGACCCGGACGGAAAAACGAAGATTCTCCCTGAGGTAACTGCAATAGATTCCCCGAGTTTTCGAATCGCCGCTGGGATTGTGAAACATGCTTCCTTGGTGATGACAGTCGATGGTGGGACACATCACATGGCGGCAAGTATGAATACTCCTGCCGTGGTGGTATTTGGAGGATTTGCTGATCCGAAGATTACTGGGTATACGTACCAGAGGAATTTCTATGTTGATCTTCCAGAATCTCCTTGTGGTAGGTATTATCCTTGTGAGCACTGCAAAAAAGCAATGTCTATGATTAAACCTGAAGAAGTTCGCCAAGCGGCGTTAGAAATGTTGAATAAGGAGAATATGTAATGACAGTGCGAGTTACAGCAGAGGAAGTGAAACAGATTATCGATACTGACCTCGCAGATACTATTGTAGATGCTTACATTCTTGGGGCCAATCATACGGTGACAGAGGTGCTTGGGGATGATACTGATCTTTCTGATGGACATAAGAAGGAAATTGAGCGGTGGCTTACTGCGCATTTGATTGCTGCGACAAGAGAACAGCAGATACAAAAGGCGGGAGCAAGTGGCGCGAATGTAACTTACCAGGGTATGACGGGGAAAGGGTTGGAGGCTACTTTGTATGGGCAACAGGTCCTCGCAATGGATACAACTGGGAAAATGGCAGCCGCCATGTCAAAGCAGAAAGTATCTTTGACTGCCATAACTTCATTTGATTAAAAGAGGATAAAAGCTACTGAATTTTTCTCAAAAAACATAGGCTGAGTAAGGATTTTTTATTCAAAAATCAATTCAAATTGATTGGGGTATATTTATTATATAAGGCAAGAAAAAGAACGGCTTGCAGATGGCGAAACCAATAGAAAAATTTCTTAGAAAGTTGAGTGTGCAGACTGCGGTATACTGGGGAACCCCTACAAATGATGGATACGGAGGGTATACCTACTCCGCCCCAGTTGAAATCGCTGTTCGTTGGGAAGATTCTACGAAGGTAATTACTACTTCTAAGGGAGTGGAGTATACAAGTCGAGCGGAGGTCATAGTTAACCAAGATGTAGATGAAGAAGGGTATCTGTATTTAGGAACGTTATCAGGTTTAACAGATGCACAGAAGGCGAATCCTCAGTTGGTAGGTGAGGCACGGAAAATCATGCGGTTTGATAAGATTCCGATGATTTTCAAGACTGATGAGTTCGTTCGCAAGGCGTACCTATGAGCACTACAGTAGAAAAAGAAAGTCTTCGTAAGGTGATGAAGAATCTCAATAAAGAAATTAAGGGGATTGAAGGACGCTGCATGAAAGGATATCTTGAGGGTGCGAGGATAGTCAGGTATGATATGGATAGAACACCTCCTCTGATTCCTGTGGATACTGGAAATCTGAGGCAGAGTTGGTTCACTTCTCCAATGTATCAAGGAAAGACACCTGTCTTGTGTTTGGGTTTCTCCGCGAATTATGCATTGGCGGTGCATGAGAAATATGGTGCGCATTTTCAACGCCCAGGTGCAGGTGCCGGTTTCTTTGTGGCGTCAATAAAAAGGAATAAAGAAAGGATTTTGGAAGCAATCAAAGAAAGTACGAAGGTGAAGAAGTGAATCCAGCATCCAAAGACATATGCTCATTGTTAGAAGCAGATTCCAGTCTCGGATTGACATTTGCTACTAATCTATTTGTTGGGAAAGAGCCAGCATCTCCAGATAACTGTGTAACGGTTTTTGATATTCCAGGGGATGCTCCGTTACTAACTTTGACAGGAAAAGGAGGAATTGCTTATTATCAACCATCTGTCCAGGTACGAGTTAGGAATAATAGTTACTTAACGGGATGGGAATTGATACATGATATCCAGGAGTATTTACATGGTATCAATGGAGAATCAGAAGGTGGTACAGAGTATTTGCTTATCAAGGGGGTAGATGAACCTGCCCTACTTGATAGAGATGAAAATGATCGTGCGAGATTCGTGGCAACGTTTTCAGTACATCGAAGATAACAATATAAACAAGATAGGAGGTAAATAGTTATGACAGCAGTAGAGGGAGTTGTAGGAACTGGGACAGTATTTCGTAGATGGAATACTACTAACAGTACGTGGGAAACAATAGCGGGAATCACTAACATCGGGGGGCCTTCGGCGTCACGAGATGTACATGATACCACAGCATTTGACACCACGGGGGGTTACAGAACATTCATTACTGGACTCAGAGATGCAGGAGAGATTACTCTTTCAATGCTTTTTGATCGGGCAGGGTATGATACCATACTCTCTGATTTTGAGTCGGATGATCTTCAAAACTATGAGATTGTTCTCCCGGATGATGATGAGACTTCGATTGAGTTTGAGGGGTTGGTCACGGGCTTTCCGTTGACGATTCCGGATACGCCTATAACATTAGAAGTGACTATTAAGATTTCAGGCGCAATCACGGTCAACTCGGGTAGTTATTCTGGATCGCCAGCATAAGCTAACATAGATAGGAGGATAGTAAAATGAAGGTATTGACAAGGGAAGGTTTATTGAAGAAAGAGAAGTTGAAGAAGGAGAAAGTCGATCTTGGAAAGGGTGAATTCGTATTCGTCCGTCAAATGACCGGGCGTGAGCGGGATCGATTTGAACAGAGTTTGCTGAAGGAAGTGATAGATGATAGAGGACAATCAGAATTCAAACGCTCTCTTGATGATTTCCGTGCAAAATTGGCAGTTCATACAGTTTGTGATGAGGAAGGAAGCAATCTTCTGAGACCGGAAGATGTTTCTATCCTATCCCAGAATATGAGTGCAGCACGGTTGGAGTTGATTGTAAACAAGGCGCAGGAGCTGAATAGAATTTCGGAGGAGGATAAGAAGAATCTGACAAAAAACTCCGAAGCCGTCCAGAACGCCAATTCTACTTCCGACTCTGTCGAGAATTAGGTTATCCTCATCCGGATTATCTGTTGGATGAGTTGACATCGGAGCAGGTTGGTGAATGGATGGCGTATGATAGTATTGATCCTATTGGAAAGTATAGGGATGATTATGGTTGGGCAAAGGTGTGTTCCGTGATGTACAATTTGGCACTTGCTATATATTCAAAGAAAGGGGCACATCCGAAACAAGCTACTCCCAGTGATTTCATACCGGATTGGAACAGTACGAGGAGAAGCGTGCAGAAGGTACAATCGGTAGAGACACAGAAGGCCATTCTGTTGGAATTAGCAAAGAGACATAATAGAATACATCGCAAGAAGGGGAAAAGACATGGCTGATCTTGGAACGCTTGTAACTTCGTTTGGAGCCGATTTGGGTCCATTGAAACGGTCTACAATGCAAGCGGAAACACAGTTTCGTAGGTTTCAGAAGAGTGGAGTAGCCGCTCTTTCCAAAGTGAAACGGTCTGTCTTTTCTTTACAAACAGCTTTGGCCGGATTAGGACTTAGTTTGGTGGCGAAGAGTTTTGTTTCCGCGGCTTCAGAAGCAGAGAATTATCGAGTACGTTTGCGTTATCTCTTGGGCAGTGTTGAAGAAGGAAATAGACTTTTCAAAGAAATGGCAGATTACGCCGGCCGTGTACCATTTGAATACAGAAATGTAATGGGGGCAGCGACTGCCCTCTCTGGAGTAATGAAAGGTGGAGTTGAAGAAATAAAGGAATGGATGCCAATGATTGGTGATCTTGCAGCAGTTGCAGGATTGAGTATAGAAGAGACCACCTCACAGGTTATCAGGATGTATAGTGCAGGAGCAGCCGCGGCGGATATGTTTCGTGAACGTGGTATTCTGGCGATGATGGGTTTTCAAGCAGGTGTTCATTATTCCGCTGAGGAAACCAGAAGAATGATGATGGAGGCCTGGAAGAAAGCGGATAGTCAATTCAGAGGAGCTACTGAAGGTCTGTCGAGGACATGGGAAGGCGCCATGTCTATGATTTCTGATGCTTGGTTTCAATTCAGGAATCTGGTTATGGAGGCGGATGTTTTCGATTTCATGAAAGAAGGAGTGGGATTGCTCCTTGACCGGATCAAAAAGTTGAAAGAAGAAGGAAGATTAGATGACTGGGCGAGGGAAATGGCAGATAAGGTACTTGCCTCCTTCAAGGCTGTTATTTTGGGAGCGGCGGCAGTTTCAGATGCTTTTCGTGGTTGGAAAGAAATATTCAGAGTGGTAGAGATAGCATGGTTGGAATATATCGCCATTCCTCTTTGGGAAGGATTACACAAGATTAGAAAAGCCACGACCGCCACTTTAAAGCTCTTGAATCTCCTTCATAAATTCAGTCCTACTGGAGTGGCAGAGAAGCTTTTGGGGATAACAAGTGAGACAGAAAAAGCGGTCAAGAATAGTGAACGAATCTTAAACGAACAGAAAGTAATTATTGCTGGATACAAGGAGGAGTTGCTGAAAGCTAAGGAAGCATTAGCAGATTTGGTTACTGCTCCAACAAACTATGAAAAAGCAAAGGAGATAATCTCTGAGATTGAAGCAAGGGTAACGGCATTGAGGAAGGCTGCACAAGCGTCTGCCGCTGCTGGTGTAACTGAGGAGTGGTATGATTTGGCAGTAGTCCAGAGTGAGATGGTTGATGAGATAGAGAATATCAATTCAGCTTATGAAAGATTTCGCTCTGCAAGTGAGAAAGCGGCAAATGCAAATACTTATTACTTGGATTCTTTGGTTGATTCTAATGTTGCAGCAGAGAAAGGAATCAAGGCCACTGAAAAAGCTGAACGTGATTTAGCTATTGCGGTTTGGGAAGCCACTGAAAAATCAACAAGTGCGTTAGATGGGTTAGATGAAAAGAATAAAACCCTCTCTGAAAATTTAAAGGCTGCTACTGCCGGGTGGGCGAGTTCTTTCAGTTCACAACTAAATGACTTATTATGGGATTCTGATAGGACATTCAAAGGCATTTTGAAGTCTTTTATGAAGATGACTACGCAAATGTTAATCCAAGCATATGTAGTAAAGCCTTTTCTGATTGCACTTGGCATTCCATTAGTTAAAGGCGGAGTTTTGGATAAAGGCAGTTTGATGGCTTTTGCTAAAGGCGCTGTGATTCCTTATGATAGCGGAGGCATAGTGTCCAAACCTACCATTTTTCCTATGCAAAATGGGTATGGCCTGATGGGAGAGGCAGGTCCGGAAGCAATTATGCCTCTTGCACGGACACCTCAAGGTGATTTGGGAGTGAAAGCTACCAGTTCAAATGACTCAGGGAATGTATATATCATTATGAACAATCCAACTTTTCAAGACCAAGCTACACTGCGGAGAGTATATGCTGAAATGGCAACACAAATTGCAGAGCGAGTTGCCCCAGGTGCGGTAGTGCGTTCATATCACAATGACGGACGGATTCGTTCAATAATTCGAGGGAGAGCATAATGGCAGCGGGTGATGATTTTACATTAACACCGAATGTCGTGGTTACTTATCCTCCTGCGTATTATAACGTGATCACACAATCGGAATCTGGCAAAAAAGAATACATGAATATTGCCTCTACTCCGACAGAGAAATATGAATTACAATTCAATGCATTAACAAACTCTCAAAGAGATACCTTACTAACGCATTACAAAGATAATTATGGTGGTTATCATTCGTTTATATGGAAGTCAGTTCCTTCGTATGTCAATAGTGGCGCAGATATGACAGGGAGATGGGTTGATGGGTCTCTAAGGATGTCGCCTGTAGGTGATTTATACTGGCGGTGTTCAGTGGTTTTTGAAAAGGAGATATAATGCCAAAAGACCTTACCAGCGCAGTCATTACCCAGATAGACGCAGTCCAAAAGCGTCCAGTTATCTTGGTAGAATTAGAACTGAGTTCTACCCTTCGTTATGCGGCGGCCAAGTCGAATATAACTTTCCCTACAGGTGGAAATGTTTACACTGCGAAGGCTATAAAGGTTAGTGGTATTAACCAATCTCTTGAGGGACAGATACAGAGGGCGACAATCAAGTTCGATAATGTTTCGAGAGATATGGCTGCCTATGCCTACAATGAGGATTTTCAGAATAAGAGAATAATTATTAAACGTGTATACTTGGATGCTCTTGCTAATAGTGGAGATTACAACGAAATATTCAATGGTTAG